TTTATCAAGGCTTCGCCGCTGGCAGCAGCAATTGACGTAGCGGTTAAATCGGCTGGCTTCCTTGCTGACAAGTTTGGCTTCACAAAGGATACGGTTGCGCAGTACAACAAGGAGCTTGACGCAGGCCGAACAGATCTTGATGCACAGAAGCAGGCCGCGGCCGATCTGGCCAATGAAGCTAGGTTGCGCTCTGAGGCTGAGACGCAGGTTGCGCTAGAGCTTCAGAAGTCAACTGAGGCTGCGGTTGAGCAAAGCAAGTACAGCCAAGCGTTGCTTCAGTCTGAAATCCAGATTGCACAAGCGAAAGGCGATCAAGCCACAGCTTCAGAAAGTCAGATCCAACTGAACAACGAAGTTGCTCGACAAAGGATTGCAGAAATTAGCCTGCAGCAGCAAGCCGGAAAGTTGACTGAAGAGCAGGCAAGAACTCAGACAAAGATTGCTTTGCTGCAACGTGACACAGCAAACGAAGTCGAGGAAACAAAAGAAGGTTACAGGCGGCTGAAAGAAGACGCAGACAGGTTGCTGGATATTACTCAAGGCATATCAAACGCCGAGCAAAACAGGCTTAACACAATAATCCAACAACAAAATGCCACAGCAAATTTTCTTGGCGGCCAAGCTGAATTACTCGGAATCTACATTCAGCAGCAGCAAGTCGCGCTCCAAAGCGCAGAAACGCAATCCGAACGAGAGCAAATTGCGCAGCAGATATACAACCTAACAGTTCAACAGGCTGCCCTTGAGCGTGATGCGAACAAGGCGGCAATTGAAGCTGAAGTACAAAAAGCCAGGCTGGCAGTGGATTCTGCGGCCAGAAAGCGGCAAGAGGTTCAGATTGAGGCACAGCTTGCCGCTGCTAAGGGCCAATACAACCAAGCATTTGCAGAGGCTCTAAGACAAGCGGGCAGAGGTTTGGAGTTAGCTCAAAAGCAGCTTGATGCGACCAGGCAAGCGGCTGGCGTGCAAAACGTAATTGCCGATGCAACGTTTAGGGCAAAGGTTGAGGCTGCAGAGTTTGCCGCAAACATGGCAAGCGCAGAGAAGAATACCTCTGCCACTGCTGATCAGATGGACAGGTTGGCAGAGTCAACCAATAGGGCGGGCAACCTTGCCAATCTGCTTAAAACTCAGTTTGGCGAAGCGGCAAACAACCTATTGTTCAGCGCAGCATATGCAGCCGAGCAAAACGAGCTTGTAAGAAAAGGCATCACCGGCTTTGGCGAATACAACAAGCTGCAAGAAAAGTATTTAAACATTGCAAAGCAAATCAATCAAGAGATCTACAAGCGAAACATCCTTGCCGCTCAAAGTCAGCTTGAAGAGCTGGGCATCAGCAGCACTGCCCTGAAGTCAATCTTGCGCACCAGCAATGCGCGGCTTGGCGGTTTCAATGTGCCTTTCGCTGAAGGTGGTTACGTCACACGCCCAACCCGCGCCTTGATTGGTGAAGGCGGTGAAAGTGAATACGTCATCCCATCTAGCAAGATGGATGCAGCCATGCGAAACTACAGCGCAGGCCGTCGTGGTGATGCAGTCCTAAACATGGCCACCCCACAGATTAACCTCACTACAGGCCCTGTGATGCAGATGAATGGCACCGATTACGTCACCAAGGCCGACATGACACGCGCGATGAGCAGCGCAGTTAACCAGACCATTCAGACGATTACTAGCACGCCTGCGCTGCGTCGTCGTATGGGAGTCGCACGATGACCAAAGGCATTGCTGCATTCTTGACGATCAGGCAAAGCGACTTCAACACCGTTGTTGCCAAGTATCAGAGCTATTGGCCTGGCATGACTGTCGCTGGTCACGTGTTCAAGCCTTTTACTGCCGGTGCCATCACTTCGAATTCATCAGGCGGCCAACAGTCGTTTTCGCTTGAGTTTGGCCTTCAGGCAGCCACTGAGCAGATCATTGAGGTGAGCGCCGCCAATGGCTACATCTACGATTGTGAGCTGAAAGAGTTCACGCCGACTGCTACAGGCGTTCCGCCTGCAACTCTGACAACCTTTGCGCGTTTCCTTGGTGAACTTCTAAGCGCCAGCAAAACTGATCAGAGCATCACAGTTGAAGTTGGCACTAGCCTAGATCCAGTGAAGGCGCAAGCACCGCCTCGTAAATTCACCACTGCCCTTGTCGGGGATCCGCCGCAGCTATGACCGGATACATTACACCGCAGAGCGCATCGTCTCCGATTACCGCCAACCTGCGGAAGGATGAGCTGGTATCGCTGCAGTCTTCAGATAATGAGACGACACGGCAACAGCGGGTTGTGCAGATCGGCGGATCTGTGCCTGTCGTTTTTGGGATCTACAAACCTGAAACGTTGAGTGGCGGAGTTTGGCTCACACCTCCTGCGGCGCGTTATGGCATCCAGTACGACGAAGCAGGCGAAGACTCATTTTCGTTCGGTTTGATTATTAGCGATGGCGAAGTTCCGAGCATCGCAATTGAGGATGTCTACAAAGGTGCATTCTCTTGCAATGATCTGATCTCACCTGCAGTCGTTACCACGTACAACGGTCTTGAGGTAACTGGTTTTGATTACACCCTGAGCTATACGCCAAGCGGCGGTTCGACAAGTTTTCCCGGTGGATATACTCTTTCTTCGATCAATACAGTAGTCCCGTCATCAACAAGCATTCAGTTTGGCAATGTCGGCATACCGTCGTGGGGCGGAACTTTTATGCAACGGCAGTCTGCGTCTGCCGGCCAAACTGTTGACATTCTTTTTGGCACAAATATCGGCGTTGTCAATTACGCAGAGATTGGGGTTGAGGACTCTAGCGGCAACCCCGTTACAACAAGTGTTGAGTTTTATATTGGCGCAACGCTAATTGAGACAGTAACCACGCTGACCAGTAACCTTTATGTGGCCACGGTTGTTGGCGCACAGATGACCCCTGGGATGGGAGGCTTTCGTTTTGTCGTCACAACACCAGTTGCCGCTACCGTCTATTACAGGTTTTCATATACTTCTTGGCTTTATACTCCGCCAACTATCTTGGCGCCTGGCACGCCTGACGTAAACAGCACGCTTGCTCTGTTCCCAGGCTCTGGCGGCAGTTTCTCTGGACTTACAACACTTGCAGTAACTGGCGCATACGCAACAGGTGTTGAGCAGTCCTATCCGCCTCAGCAAGTCCGCTGTTTTATCAGGAACGGCTTGATCGTCGACAAGGTTCTTGGTGGCAGCGGTAGCTCAGACAATTTTGCAGATCTTGCATATTATTTTTTGATCAAGACTGGCAGCGTGACAAGCCAGTTAATTGATTTGACATCGTTTCAGGCTGCTGCAAGGTTCTTGGCTGCAGTTAGCTTGCCATTCAACGGTGTTGTGGCAAACAGCGTAAACCTGCGCGACTACCTCACAAGGCTTGCGCCTTATTACTTGTTGAGGTTTGTGCAGGCTGGCGGCAAATACATGCTGAAGCCCCTGCTGCCTCTCGATGCTGACGACAAGATAGAGACCGGCGCGATCACGCCTGCGGCGACCTTCAACAATGCAAACATCGTTTCCGGTTCATACAACAAGGAATACATTTCTGCTGATGAGTTCAAGCCTTTTTGCGCCTTGATGTCTTGGCGATCACAGAGCAGCGCTTCCTTCCCTGTCCAGAACATAACAGAAGTTCGTTTTGCTGGCGAGGCAGTAGACGGACCATATGAACAATATGACATGGAGGAGTTTTGCACCGATGCTCGCCATGCAGAGGCAATCGGCCGCTACATCATTTCTAGTAGAAAGTACACACGTCATAGAGTTAGCTTCCAGACAACTGCTCAGTCTTCAGGTCTCGTGCCTACCGACATTGTTGAGGTTGACTGGTCTTATGAATCACAAGGCGTTGTTCAGACAACTTCGGATCTGTATCAGATAGATTCAATTACTGAAGACCAGCAAGGCGTTTACAGAATCGAGGCCACGCATTTCCCAACGGATGCAAGCGGCAGCAGTTTGGTTGCACTTGATGTTGCGCAGTTGATCCAGGTAGACCTTCCAAGTCTTGAGAAAGTATTGATCAGCTCCGGCTTCAGCTTTGAGGATACTGAGGCGCAATTTGGTGTTTTTGGTTCTGATGTCCGCTCAACTGATCAAGCATTTGAAGGCAATAAGTCGGCCAAAACAGCTTTTGCCTATCCAGACATCAAGTTTACAGATGCTTTCCCTGACCCAGAGGCAATGTATTACATGTGGTCGTGGCGATCCTACAACTCTGGGAGCTTTCAATATCACACGTTTTTTGGCATCCGGGACGTGTTGAATGGAGCCGGATTTGACATCAGAACGGCAAGCACTGCAAATGTTTTGTTTTTCGGCTCAAGCGGCCCCCAGGTGATAGGTACTGACACATCAGTGCAGAACACTTGGAATCATTACTATATTCAGATTCATTGGGTTGACGGAAACCAGCAGAGGCCGGAAATCAGCCTATGGATCAATGGTGCGCTTGTTGGCAATGTGACCATTAGCGCTAGTACTCCTTATTCTCCGCCAGCTGGCACCAATGCTGCGCTTGGTGATTTCAGGGTGGCAAGAGGTAGTAACACGATTGGTGGCACGAAATATTACGACTTTTGTCTAGGCGGCACCGCTGATAACCCATTGGTGCCGATGAATCAGAGCACGATTGTCCCTGCTGATATTGAATCAGCCCTTGAGGCGGCAATACCTGGCGGCCTTACCCCGCCACCGGCAAAAGTTTTCAGGTTTAACCCATATGGGGACCCTGCAAACGTAGGAGAATGGGATTATGTCTTTACTGGAACGCCGCTATTTGAAAGCCGTGTTCAGATCAATTTTGAAGACGCTGATGGTCTTGACGTTGACACAGAACTTTTGCCAGTAACCAACACTACGGTGCAATGGTGGTTCTCTGTCGATGGCAGAAGCTATGAGCCCAAGACAGTGATAATTCAGAGAAACTCAGTCGGGGGATATTACATCCTGAGAAATGCAAACGTTTCCGATCCTAGACAGGGTGAGCTTTTGGTTTCGCTTGGCGAGCAACCAAGGCCAGCGCCTGCATCCGTTTATCAATGGGATAATTATGGCAACGAAACCGTGGCTAACGGCTGGAATTATGAAGAGACTAGAATACCAGTTGGCGGCCCTGTGTCCGTGTGGCGTGACTCCTTGCTCTTCAACTT